CAAAACGCCCGAAAAGAGCGACAAGTAATGGTAACGGCTAAAAAGCCTGCGGTTAAACGAGCGCCAGTAAAACGGGTTGCAAAACCTGCGCCTGTTAGGAACCCAGACTTTACAGACAAGGTTGTTGATCTTATTAAGTGGGTGGACAGCCCGTTCAAGCTGATCTCGGTGGTGCTGATTGCGTTTGTTGCGTTTGCTGGCTACTTTGCTTGGGACTCACGGCAGGTCATTTTGGGTGCAATCAGTAGCAAAAAGACTGAACTCAAAGAACCGTTGCTTGTCGAGGCTATTGCCAAGTCTTTAATTTACGATCTGAGCGCAGATGTGGTGGTTGTTAACTCTGTCAATCTTCAGTCAAATAGCCGCACAACCATCTTGGCAATGAGCAATCAGGGTCGTGAAAAATCGCTTGAAGGCGTAATCAACGCTTTGTTTACCAGTTCGCCCGAACGCAACCGTGCGGTCATCACGATGTTTCAGGGCGAAGTAGCTTGCGATCCGTTTGTGCCAAGCTCAAAGCTCGGTGAGTACGCTGTCAAGCATGGCGTGACGTATATGTGCCGTGGTTCCGTGCCGCCCGAACAAGGCAGGTTTGTAGGCTACATAGCGGTGGGTTTTAAGATACCGCCCAAAGACATTTCACAAGCGAAGACTCGCATTAACTTAGCAAGCACGGAGATGAGTAAATGATTAGTAATTGGCAAAAATCGTTCGAGCTGATGTTGAAGTCGGAGGGAGGGTTTGTGAATCACCCGAGCGACCCCGGCGGCATGACCAACCTCGGCGTGACCAAAGCGACTTGGGAAAACTGGGTCGGTCGTGAGTCCGACGAGGCTGAGATGCGCAGCCTGACGCCTGAGAAGGTCGAGCCACTGTACAAGAAAAAGTTCTTCGACGCTGTGCGTGGCGACGAGCTACCTGTTGGGCTGGACTACCTTCTGTTCGATTTCGCCGTGAACGCTGGGGCGGGTCGGGCGATCAAGACCCTCCAATCTGCCGTTGGGGTTACCCCAGATGGCGGCTTCGGGCCACTCACTATGGCGGCAGTAAAAGCCATCGAGCCACAAGAATTGATCGAGCGATTCAGCCAAGCCAAAGAAGACTTTTACCGCAGCCTGAACACGTTCAACGTATTCGGCAAAGGCTGGCTTAATCGTGTCGCAGACGTTAAACTGAAAGCTAACTCAATGATTGGATAATTGCCATGACCGTCTCTTGGGTAATGACCTACGACAGTTTGAATACCATGGTGCTGCAGTACCTAGAGCGTCGTGATGCGGCTGTGGTCGAGGCCATCCCAACTTTCATTACTCTTGCCGAATTTGAGATCGCCCAACAGATCAAAACGCTAGGACAGATGCAGGTCGTCGAGTCCACCATGACCATTGGCAATCCTGTCATCCAAAAGCCAGCCAGATGGCGCAAGACAGTATCCATGGAAGTATCGTCTGCAGGCTCTAAAAGCCCCGTCCTGCTGCGCAAATACGAGTACCTGAAGTCGTATACCCCAGACGCCACAACGACTGGCCTGCCGCTTTTTTACGCAGACTATGACTATGACCATTGGTTAGTCGCACCCACGCCTGATCAAGCATACCCATTTGAGGTTCTTTATTATGAGCGCATTCAGCCTCTGTCTTCAGAAAATCAAACAAACTGGATCACTCAAAATGCTCCAAATGCGATGCTTTTTGGTACGTTGCTACAGGCGATGCCGTTTTTAAAGAACGACGCACGCCAGATCTTCCAGCAAAAGTATCAAGAGGCGCTTGCCTCACTGAAGGCCGAGGATGTGACAAGGGTTGGTGACCGTCAGGCTATTGCAGTCGATTCATAAGGAATACCATGAGCTATGTAAACCCCTTCACTGGTCAAACGCTTTCCCCTTCGCAAGTCGGGTACGAGAGCCTCACGCTATCTGCAGACACTTATTTGCAGTGGCCTATCAACGGCAATAACACCAACGTCGTCGCCAGCATTATTCAAGTCACGGCCTCTGCATCTAACCTTAAACTTTATTTGCCTTCTGCGTTACAAGTGAGCACAGGACAGAGCGTGTTGATCCAGAACATTGGCGCCACGTCTTTTACCGTCACTGACATCTCTGGCAATACAATTATTGCGATTGCCTCGGGTGTTGCTCAGTATATCTTTTTGACAAATAACACCACAAGTAACGGTGTTTGGTCAACGGTTACTTTTGGCGCAGGCACCTCTGCTGCCAATGCTTCAGCGCTTGCGGGATATGGTCTAGTCGCAATCAACACGACGCTTAATCAAGAATACGCTGAAAGCTCGCTATTCTCGAGCACAGTTTTAAATGACACCTATCGTGCGCAGTTTTTAGTCTGGTCATCTGGTGTCGGCACAATCACGCTGCCTACTGCATCGTCGGTGGGTAATGGCTGGTTTGTCATGGTTCGCAACGGCGGATCTGGCATCGTTACCTTGACTCCTAGCGGCACGGATACGATCGACACCAACGTCAATCAGCAGCTCCAATTAACCGAATCGCTTGTTGTCGTCTCAAATGGTGTTGATGGGTACTCTACGTTTGCGTATGGGCGCTCCAACACGTTTGCCTATACCCAACTAGCCAAGACGGTCGCAACAGGCACCTACACGCTTACAGCGGTTGAGTATGCAAACGTCGTGCAAGAGTATTTCGGTGCATTGACTGGTAACGTCATTATCGTTTTGCCATCTACCGTCCAGATTTATTACCTGAACAACCTAACGACTGGTGCTTATTCTCTTACGTTTCAGACATCCTCGGTAGGCGCCGCTACGGTCACCGTGCCTCAAGGTCAGACTTTGACCGTGGTCTGTGATGGTACGAACGTGTACAACTCAAGCTCTGCGGCTGGTGGCTCTATCACCTCGCTGACAGTGGGTACAGGATCTGCTGCAACGCCGTCGATTAACTTTACTGGCAACACCAACACTGGTATCTATCAGCCAGCGACGAATCAATTTGGTATTTCTCTAAATGGGTCGAACGCTTTGACTCTGACCACATCAGGATTGTTTGTCCCAGCAGGTATTAGCGGAGGCACGTTCTAATGAGCGCCAATGTAATCTCGCTCAACATCAAGGCAGGCATCCAGCGTGATGGAACGATCCTTGATGCGCCTGTTTACGTTGACGGCAAGTGGGTAAGGTTTCAGCGTGGGCGCCCTCGCAAGATGGGTGGCTACAGAGGCATCTTTCAAAACGCCTCAGGCATTAGCCGTGGCATGATTATGAGTTCTGATGACGGATTAAATTACGTCTACTCTGGATACTCTGCTGGCCTTGAGATGTGGCAGACGGATGATGATGATGGTGTGGGGACTGGCCCGACGACCATTAGCATGACTGGCTTTACTTCAAACGCTAATAACCTTTGGCAGTTTGATATTGGCTTTGATTCAACAGGATCTGGCAACAACAAATTGGTTGCGCATGCTGGGCAAAATCTTCGTTATATAGATAGCACTATAAATACTCCTGTGCTGTACGGTGATTTTCCAAGCGGTGCTCTTACCGAGGTTGGTAAATTTACAGCCACTGGTGCAATGACGATCGGCACTCCCAATAGCACTTTTGTGATCACTGGCACAAACGCCTTAATCTACGCAGGCCAATTGGTCAGTGGTGCTGGACTGCCTTCTGGATCGTTTGTCATTAGCTCAACAGTTGGCGGCGGCACTACAACCGTGGTGATTAGCGGTACAGCCACATCGAGCGGCACACAGACACTGACTTTTGACAACCAGATCAACGTGTCTGGCGGCGTAGTCATGCTCCACCCATACCTTTTTGTCTACGGCAATAATGGGTTGATTCAGAATAGCTCTGCAGGCGACTTTCAAAACTGGGTTGGTGCAGATGCCAACTCTAACAACGTAGCTGCCACAAAGATTGTAAAAGGTCTTCCATTGCGTGGTGGTACAACATCACCCTCTGGTTTGTTTTGGTCGCTAGACTCTGTTATTCGAGTGAGCTACGCTCCTCAGACTGTGGGTGCGGCAACCATCTATTGGCGTTATGACATCATCAGCAGCCAAAGCTCAATGCTGTCTTCGTCTTCAGTGATTGAATACGACGGCTTGTATTTTTGGTGCGGCGTCGATCGGTTCTTGATGTACAACGGTGTTGTGGCTGAAATTAAAAACAACACAAATATCAACTACTTTTTTGACAACCTGAACTACAGTCAACGTCAAAAAGTGTGGGTCAGTAAAGTGCCTCGTTGGGGTGAAATTTGGTGGTTCTACCCCAAGGGTGATGCTACTGAATGTACCGACGCAATTGTCTTCAATGTAAGAGATCAAATCTGGTATGACGCTGGTCAGGCGCTAGGTGCACGTCGCTCTGCGGGTGTGTTTAGTGAGGTGTTCCGCCGTCCGATCTGGGCAGGCAATGAACCGAATAGCTCATCGAAGTATGTGTTGTGGCAGCATGAGACGGGTACGAACGTGGTGAACCTCACGCAACAGTCGGCGATTGATAGTTACTTTGAAACGAATTCAATTGGCTGGGTGAATGGGGGGCCGGGTCAGAACTCGCCAATGGGGCCGAACAAGTGGATGCGCCTCGAGCGTGTCGAACCCGACTTCGTACAATCTGGCGAGATGTATCTGATCGTCACAGGAAAGGGTTACGCAGAGGATGTGGATGATCCAAGTGACCCCTATTATTTTGATCCAAACACTCTCAAGGTTGATATGCGTGAGCAGCGTCGTGAGATGCGTTTGCGGTTTGGCTCGAACGTGGTCAATGGTAACTATGAGACTGGTTTAATTCTCTTGTCTGCCGAGGGTGGCGACGAGCGCAGCACTGGTAACCCATGATCGTCTATGACCCTCGTGGGATGGAGTGGCATCAATACTGCCCTCTTATGTCTGAGCTATTTGCTGCACAACAGCTTGGCACAGTTGAAGAAGAGGATTGGAAAATATGGGTAGATGCGATGTCTGG